ACCGTCACACTCGCAGATCCAGTATCAGCTAGTTTGGACGTTATCACGTTCACTGACGTTGGTGATGAAGCAGAGTTGATGTGGAATGGCTCAGCTTGGAGAGTTATCTCCTTGCAGAACGTTGCTTCTGGAGACGCTGGTCCATCCGTCGCCTAAACAAACAAATAAGTTTTCATACTTTCCCCCCTTCCCTTTCGGGTTGGGGGGTTTTTTCAATAAAGCTTACTATTTATAAAAGTACCTATCTATAAGGAGACTATCATGGGTAAGAAAAGACGCGCCCTAGCAGCGCCACAAAAATTTAAAGCGAGATACCGTCAGATGCGAGGTAACACCTCCACTAACACGACCACTGCTACAGAGAATTCGGTGGTAGCAGCGCGGTTAGCAGAAGAGCAGGCAGTGCAAGTTGCAGAAACTCCAGTACAGGAAATTGTCCCTGAAATTGTTGAAACACCGGTCGAAACAGCAACCGAAGTGCCGACCCTTGAGGCTCCACAGCCCGTGACTACGACAGCAAAGAAGACAACGTCACGAACAAGAAATAGAAAGACAACCCCTCGCGCAACTAAAACAAACGCCACTAAGTCTACTACAACTCGTTCACGCCGTACAAAAACAAAGTTTACTGATTCTACCGAAGCTGAGTAAAACAAGCCGGTTTGTCTATTATCTGACTACTTATGCTTAGGAGGAACTATGCATGGCTTTACCTACTTTAACACCATCTAGTAATACTAGTGTCTCAAGGCTACCACCGACCGGTACCTTGGGAGATGTTGCAGCATCATTACCGTTTGGTATTTATTCGGCAGAGTCTGATTTTATCACTGGCGCAGTGGATCAAGTGGCCTACACCTATAGAAAATTAGGTGGAGACATTTTAGATATTGAGCTTAAAGCAAATAGTGTGTATGCGAATTATGAAGAAGCTGTTTTAGAGTATTCATACATAATTAACACACATCAGGCTAAAAATGTGCTGTCGGATATTCTCGGTGCGACCACTGGAACGTTTGACCATGACGGTAATTTAAAATCTGGCCCGACAAGTGCAAATCTCAAATTTCCGAGATTCGAATATGCATACTCAAAGCGTATTTCTGATGCGGCTTCTACAGAAGCTAATGTTGGCGGCGTCCTGACAGAATACTCTTCTAGTTTTAGTGTGACTGATGGAGTACAAGACTATGATTTACAAACAATTCTGTCTGAATCAGCAGAAGATGCTAGTTCCGCATTCAACGGTCTGATCAACGACAACAAAGTTCAGATTCGCAAGATTTACTATACATCTCCCCGCGCAATGTGGAGATTTTATGGATATTATGGAGGAGTCAGTGTTGTAGGGAACATGAACACCTACGGTCAGTTCGCAGATGATTCTACTTTTGAAGTTATCCCGACTTGGCAGAATAAAATGCAAGCAGTCCAGTATGAAGACTCGATCTATACTAGAACATCTCACTATTCGTATGAGATCATTAACAATAAGCTAAGACTGTTCCCGGTTCCGACCAATGACTTTGCACCAAATAAAATGTGGGTCTCTTTCACTGTAAAGAAGGATCCTTTTGAAGAATATTCAGACAGAAAAGCAGGAATTGAGGGTGTTAACAATATGAACACCGTTCCTTTCGACAACATTCCGTATGCAAACATCAATGCAATTGGTAAGCAGTGGATTAGAAGATTCGCACTGGCACTCTCTAAAGAAACTCTCTCCCAGATTCGTGGAAAGTTTCAAACAGTACCGATTCCGGGCGAATCAGTAACCTTGAACGCAACAGCGCTAGCAGCAGAAGCTGCGAAAGAGCAGACTGACTTGAGAACTGAATTGAAGACGTTGCTGGATCAAATGACATACTCTGCACTAATGGAGGATGATCGTAAGATTGCCGATGCTGCTGGTGCCATCAATGCAACAGTTCCACTGAAGATCTTTGTAGGGTAATTAAATGGCAGATGATGACAACAAATGGACACAACCTTCTGCACCACCGCCACCGCTATTTACCGGTCAGGCCGAACGTAATTTAGTAAAGCAGGTTAACGATGAATTAATTGAAAGAGTCATCGGTCAAACTGTTGTTTATTACCCAATCGATATTGAGCACACTGAGTTTCATGACCTATATGGAGAAGCTTTAACAAAATCATTTTTACCCCCGGTTCGCGTCCATGCTTTAATCGAGTTTGACGGGATAACGACAAAGTATACTCCCGGCGTTGGGCTGGACAAGGATTCTAGTATTACAATTCACTTTCATAAGCGCCGCTTGACAGAAGATCAGGATCTGTTCGTCAGAGAAGGAGACTTTGTACTTTACGGAAGTATATATTATGAGATCGTGACGCTATCTGAGCCCAAACAACTTTTTGGCCAAATTGATCACAGGCTTGAAATCTCAGCGAAGTGCATCCGAGCAAGAGAGGGTTTATTCGATGGCAGTTAAATTCCTGACACCAAAAAATCAAGAAAGAAAAATCGACCTTGACACGAAATTCGAAGAACCAAAAGAGATCGAGTTCATGATGACCCCTTCAACTCTTGAAACGGTTGATCGTGCATTTTTTGAATATGTAAATGAAGATATCGATGCTCACACTACGACCAACAAGGCTTTTAAGAAGATACCAGTAATTTGGCAAACTGCAGAACGCGCCTTTCAAATAAAAAGCAACAAAGACTTAAGAGATAAAGATGGGAAGCTCAAATTTCCAGTGATCACGGTTGAAAGAACTAGTATTACAAAAAGTAAAGATCAGCACGGCAAACTGTTAGCTACACTAGCTCCACTTGAGACCACCAAGGGTGGACAGTGGCTAGTCGCTCGCCGCATTAATCAAGAAAAAACAGCGATGTTTGCTAGTTCTAATTCTTTGAGAAAGACAGGAGGAAATACGGGAGTTGATGGTATTCAGGACACAAATTCTACAAAAGCCCAACAATTTTTTCCAATAAAAAATAAGCAGATTGTATATGAATCTGTGTACACGCCTGTGCCTGTATATATTAGTGTAAACTACACTGTCACTATCAAGACTTTGTATCAACAGCATATTAATGAGGCTTTAACGCCGTTTATTACCAAAACAGGCAACTGGAGTATTGCTGAAATTGGGCACGATGGCCATATATATGAGGCTTTCCTTCCCGACGATTACGGAGCAAACAACAATGTATCAGATTTGGGCGAAGAAGAGAGATTGTTTGAAACCAAATTTGACGTAAGGGTGCTCGCGTACCTCATAGGCCATGCACCAAACCAAGATGGCCCAGAGCAAGGAATTGTGGAGAACGTTGTTAAGATTCGTTTGCCCCGAGAGCAAGTTATTTTTGAAGACCCGCATCCCCGAACACACAAGGGCCAATTTTATAAAGAGTAAAATGGAGATTCGGCTAAACGGTTACTATTTATTATACGATAAGGCTCGATATGTGTCGTTACACATTGGTTAAAGAATTATTAGTTTAAGGAGTTAAAAAAATATGTCTGTAAAGAAGTATAAATTCGTCTCACCCGGTATTTTTATCAAGGAAGTCGACCAATCGTTCAGGACGCCGCAAGCCCCACAAGTAGGCCCGGTGATCATTGGTCGCACACGTATGGGACCGGCCATGCGCCCCGTAAAGGTGGAATCTTTTGGAGATTTCGTCAAAACATTCGGAAATCCCGTATCTGGCTTCGCCGGCGGTGATCTCTGGAGAGAAGGTAACCTAGGAGGCCCAACTTATGCAGCTTATGCCGCACAAGCTTACCTAGCTTCCCGCGTCGGCCCAGTCACTATGATGCGACTATTGGGTACTGAGCACGCTAACAAGCAGTCTGCTGGCTCCGCAGGCTGGACCACTTCCGCCGGCCACAGCGAGAACGAATCGGCCAATGGTGGCGCTTTCGGTCTGTTCATTTTCAACTCAGGATCGCTTGACGTCGCAGCCAGCGGCCACGATGACGTTCGTACCGGTACTCTAGCTGCTGTTTGGTATTTAGATAGTGGTTACATGGTGCTTAGAGGTGACGAGGCAAAGGTGGACGGCGCAGCTAGCGTGACGGGTTCATGCGGACTGGTTCGCATTAATAGCGATAATACTGCAGACAAAGAGTTCCGTGCTATTATTAGAGGCGCAGATGGCGCAGACTTACTTGAAACAAGCTTCAACTTTAACCGCAGCTCGGATCTTTACATCCGTAAGGTGTTCAACACGAACCCACAGCTTTGTGGAACAAACGCCACCAGAACTGTCGCGTCCGGCGGAGATAGAAGCACTTATTGGCTTGGACAAACATATGATCAGTCGGTTGCTCATAAGATTACAGGCTCTGCAAACGTCGATGTTGGGTGCGTGGTCGCTCTTTCAAGAGGATCCTCTGGTAAAGGTTTCCACGATCAACAGACTGAGTACAAATCTGCTAAAACAGGCTGGTTTATCGCTCAAGATATGGGCTTGGCAACAAACTACAGCGCAAAAGACGCTCAAAAGCTTTTCAAGCTTGTTGGTCTAGAAGGCGGAACCTCGATTCAGAATCGCTTCAAGGTCTCCGTCGAGGACATTAAATCTTCTCCGAATGAAGATGTTAATCCATACGGTACTTTCGCCATCGTCATCAGAGACATTCAAGATAGTGATAATGCAGTATCAGTAGTGGAACGTTATGCTAATTTGAGCTTAAACCCCAATTCGGCTGATTATATTGCCAAAAGAATTGGTGATAAATATCTCACATGGGACGAATCCAATAGTCGATACCGCGAATATGGTGACTATGATAATCGCTCCACATATGTCCGAGTTGAAATGAATGAAAGCGTGGAAAATGGTGCAACCGATCCTAGGCTTCTGCCATTCGGTGTAATTGGTCACCCAAGACCACTTAGGTTCAGGCTGATTGCTGGTACCATCAATGCCACGGATGAAGGACGCGCCGGAGAAGCTTTCCTAGCAGTCCCTGTAGCAAACGACGCTACTTCCGCAGACGGCACCACAGCTTCTAATGCATATTGGAAAGCTCACAACTCCGTGCCCAAGTCTATGATTACTGGTTCAGCAAAAGCCAATAACTCTCTGCTTGCTTATGGAAGATTTACCGGCTCGGTTGTATTCCCCGGTCTTGCAATGCGCTCATCCTCACTCGATGGTGGCCTTTCGGATCAGACAAACGCTTACTTCGGAGTTACGACTAACCGTAAGGGAACAACTCAGTATGATGAGAGTGTTACAGATTATCTTCTTCCGCTTGATGACGGCCTCGCCGGCTCATACGATTACGATGATTCACACACAGAAGCTTCATACAAGTTTACTTTGGACGACTTGGCTTATGACACTGACAAAGGTTGTGTTAACTACAACTCCGGATCTCGTCAAGCCTCTTCAAACAAGTCAGTTACTGCGGTATCTTCTTCTACTCTAGGAGAATACGGATACCAGTCAATTCTTGACTTGGGATACGACAGGTTCACTACGGTCTTCGCAGGCGGTCATGACGGTGTTGATATCAAAGAGATGGAGCCCTTCGGAAATATGCTTATGGCAGGAAAAGATGAGTTTACAAGTTACGAATATAACACAGTTAAGCGCGCTCTCAGAGCAGTTGCTGACCCCGAATTCGTTGAAATGAACTTGCTAGCATTGCCCGGTATTAAGACTGACGGACTCACTAAGCTAGCTACAGAGGTCTGTGAAGAGCGCGGTGACTCCCTTGCTATTATTGATATCACGGGTGATTACACGCCTAGGACCGAATCAACTGATAGTGTTGCAAACCGACGAGGCGTTGTTTCCACTGCAGTAAGCAACCTAAAAGACAGAAAATTCAACACAAGCTATGGTGCATGCTACTATCCTTGGGTCCAAATTCGTGACTCCATCGATGCTGCGACACTTTGGGCCCCGCCCTCGGTTGTTGCGCTAGGAGTGATGGGTTCCTCGGAGAGAGCATCAGAAGTATGGTTTGCTCCAGCCGGGTTCAACCGCGGCGGACTCTCAGATGGTGCTGCTGGAATCCCAGTCACCGGCGTACGCCAGAGGCTTTCAAAGAAGGATCGTGACCAGTTGTACGAGCAGGGAATTAACCCAATTGCCAAGTTCCCGTCAGAAGGAATCGTGGTCTTTGGACAAAAGACACTGCAGGCCCGCGCTTCTGCACTTGACCGGGTTAATGTTCGTCGACTGATGATCTACCTCAAGAAAGAAGTTTCTAGAAGAGCAACACAGGTACTTTTCGACCAAAACGTCGAAGCTACTTGGAACCGCTTCAAGGCTCTTGTCGAACCACTACTTGCTAGTTGCAAGGCTCGATTCGGCTTGACAGAATATCGCCTCATTCTTGATGAGACAACGACTACTCCAGACTTGATTGATCAAAACGTCCTGTACGCGAAGATCATGCTTAAGCCTGCTAGAGCAATTGAGTACATTGCCATCGACTTTAACATCATGCCAACTGGTGCTTCTTTCGATGACTAAAAGAAGGTAAAAAAAAGCTACAAATCATTTTTGATTACTATATAATGTAAAGGAGACATTGAACAATGGGATTTTGGACTGAAACAGGCGCCTCTTTAGGACGCGACCCGAAAAGAGGGTTTAGATTTATCGTACAAGTTACGAATATCGGAGGAGGAGCTTCAAGCGATGCCACCGCCGGTGGAGGTATTATGTGGTATGCAAAGACTGTGGATAAGCCTAGCTTTGAAATCAGCACAACTGAGCACAACTACTTAAACCACAAGTTTAACTATCCCGGCCGTACTAGCTGGTCTCCTATTGCACTTAAGGTTGTAGATCCCACAAGCCCTGACATGGCAGCTACCTTTTCAGACATCATTACCGCTGCAGGGTACCATCCTCCAGTAGACGCGAACGACCACACTTCAATGCAGAAGGCCCTTGCGACCACCGCACTTGGCAACGTCGTTATTACGCAAATTGATGCTGACGGTCAACCGCTTGAAAAGTGGACACTCTGGAACGCATGGATTTCTAAGGTCAGCTACGGCTCACTAGATTACAGTTCTGATGATCTCACTGAAATGGAAATTGAACTGGTTTACGACTGGGCTAAGCTTGAGACCGCTGGTTCTTCCGAGTACGGCGATCCCGGCGGAGCACCCGGCTCACCCACAGGTAACAGCTTCTTTGCACCGGACGGTAGTTCCGATCCTAACCCATCTGATGGCGGCGGACCCGGATTCTCCTGAGATTAGAGAAATTAATTAAAGACATTATAATGAAAAGAGAGGTGATAATTGTCTAGAAACAATGAAGATAGGTTGACTCCCACAACGGGAGCCAGCCAAGATGCGGCTACAGAAACACCCCCTCCAGCGACTAACACAGAAAGTGAAGCACCAACGACTACTGCTGGTGCTTCCTTTTCTTTTGTTACGCCAACGGAGTTTGTAGATATTCCATCAAAGGGTGAATTCTATCCAGAGGGACACCCTCTACATGGAATTGAAACTATTGAAATTCGTCATATGACGGCTAAGGATGAAGATATTCTGACTTCCAAGACCCTTCTCAAGAAAGGTATTGCGCTTGATAGAATGCTCAAAAATATCATGGTCGACAAAAGAATTGATACATCGACAATGCTTGTCGGAGATAAAAACGCACTTATTGTGGCAGCTAGAATTAGTGGCTATGGTGCGGACTATGAGACAAAAGTAAACTGTCCCTCATGTGGAGCGACTAATGATTCGGTGTTTGATTTAAACGAAACGCACAATACAGATGTTACCTTTTATCAGGAGCTAGAATCTGTTGAAAGAGTGGGTCAATATTACGATATCCTCCTTCCACGTTGCGGAGTCACGGTCAGAACTAGATTACTAACTGGCGTCGACGAACAAAAACAGGCAAGAAATGCTAGAATGGCAAAAAAAGCCGGAGTTGAGAAAGGAGAGCAGACTCTCACAGGTCAGTTCCGTCAGTTTATTATTGCAGTAAATGGAGATAGTACACAGAAGTCAATCTCCGCTTTTATTGATGCAATGCCCGCATCGGATTCGCGTTTTTTGCGAACTACGTATAAGGCCATTACACCAAATGTAGATATGAACATGTTATTTGAATGTGATTCATGTGGATATGACTCTGTTATGGAGGTTCCGTTCACTGCGGACTTTTTTTGGCCTAAGTGATGACTATATGCAGCAGGTATATGAGTCCTTCTTCTTCTTGAAATACAAAGGAGGGTGGAGTTTCACCGAAGCATACAGTCTACCAGTAGGATTAAGGAAATGGTTTGTAAATAGATTAGTAAAACAGCTAGAAGCCGAAAATAAAGCTTATGAACAAGCATCAAAGAAATAATTGGCTTCTCCCTTCACACCCACCCTCACGGCAGTTTTACAAATTTTATTTACTACTTAAGGCCGGGAGTGTTTCACTCCCGGCTTTATTTTTTTAAATTACTAATTACTTATAGTACGAGGAATGATATTTAAATGTCTAAGTTAAACGAAGATAAAGTAAACAACGAAATCGTCATCGATTTTCATCAACTAAGGAATCCTGAGCTTCGGGAATCCTTTCTATCTGCTTTTGGTCATATGATCAAAGGACTCCTTGGTTCTGTTTTCGGGCCCAACGAGCCCCCTAGGACCCGTATTATGGGTAAGCCGGCAGAGGTTCACGCATTTGCACAAGCTCTAAAGGACGAAGGTAGTTACATCAAAACTTTACAAAGGTATGATTTAGACAACCCCAAAACTCATAAAAACAAGGCTAAGCTAAAGAATAGTGTAAAGAAGTTCGAAAAAGAAACGGGTGTTAAGTGGCCATTCGCTACGTAGGGAGACTAGGTTATGGCAAATGGCAATGATAATAATGGTGCCGATCCAACTCAAGTAAAAAAGGGAAATGCTGCGCTCAATGAGCAAGACAAGATACTCGAAAAGCTTGGAATCAAGCAAAAAGACAGCATCGAATCCCTTAAAGAACGAAATGTACAGCTTCAAGCAGCAGTACAGACACTGCAGTCGTTAGATAATGTTGAAATGTCGCGCCAACGCCGCGCAGCACGCCATAATGAAATGGTGGAATACCAGCTAGATATTCAAAACAACATACTCAAGACCATGGAGCTTGAATATGATCAAGCTATACAAATGGGTGAGCTAACGGATCAGGAGATTCAAAAGTATGAGACCCAGCTAGCGGCACAAAAAGAAATAACTGAAGAACTACACGCTCAAAAATATATTTCGGAAGGCATGGCCACAGCCCAAGAAGACATTGCTTCTGCTGCTTTAAAATTCGCTGGTATCACGGGCAAGATGAACTTGACCGCTAAGTTCGCCGGCATGATAGGACAAGCAGGTTCTGTTGCAGATGCCTTCAGAGACATCAAGGATGAGATGGCAGCAACAGCGTCCAAGGCAATGGTGGTTAACGCTACTTCGGCAAAAATCAGCGAAGGGATCATGGGCATTGTGGCCATGATGATCGAACAAGCTATCGCTCTTGACAATGTTATTTCTTCAACACAGCAAAATTTACATGTAAACAAAGAATATGCTAGCACAATTGACGAAGTTTACCAAGCGCAAAAACTTAATGGCCTTTCTGCAGAACAAGCTGGACAATCGTTTGCTAGCCTTCACACACAAATGTCCTCTTTCTCACAACAAACCGGCGCCATGCGCGGACGAATTGCTGAGACTGGGGCCCAGTTATCCCAATTAGGTGTTAACGCCGGCGACTTTGCCGACAACATGGATCTATCGGTGCAAGCCCTCCGAATGTCTGCTGACGAAGCACGAAGGACACAAACAGACATTGCCCGGTTTGCCGGCGAGTTGGGAATGGCACCAGAAACAATGGCTGCAGGCTTTAAGAACGCCGGCCCCGCCCTAGCTAAGTTTGGGACGAATGCTGTCAAAGCATTTAAGAACGTTGCAAAGGCCGCAAAGGAAACCGGTATTGAAATGAACCGGATTATGGATTACACAGCGGGATTCGACACATTTGAGGGAGCCGCCGAACGAGTCGGTTCATTGAACGCCGCACTCGGCGGAGACTACCTTAACACAATGGATTTGATGGCAGAAACCGATCCAGCAAAACGTATGCAAATAGTCACAGACGCTATCCATGCTAGTGGAAAATCTTTTGAAGAAATGGGTTATCACGAAAAGCAATTTTTTGCCGAAGCTGCCGGTTTCAAGGACGTAGAGGAGCTTTCTAGAGCAATGTCGGGCTCTCTAGACGATAACGCAACTTCCACCGCTGAGAACGCAATGTCGCAGGAAGAGCTAGCTGAAATTAACAGGCAGAACTTATCGTTACAACAAAAAATGGCTGCAACTTTAGCCGAACTCGCACCCGGAATTATGAAGCTCGTCGCGGTCTTCCACAAGCTGATGATTCCTATTATGAAATTTGTTGAATACGGTGGCGCCTATGTGTTGCCACTGTTGATAGGTCTCAGAATTCACTTCTTCCGATTACAGATGCAGCAAGCGGCAAATATCAGAGAACTAACAGCGCATCAGCTGGCTCAGGCTAGAAAAACAGCAGGTACAGTCGCAGACACCGTTGCTACGGGCAATCAGACAGCTACAGAAAGCCTTAACACTGTCGGCAAAATTAAGAATAAACTTTCAACGATAGGTCAGACCCTCGCAGAAAAAAAGAAAACTATCGCGACAAGTCTAAGCAACCTCCAAACCAAAATCGCAACAGGCGCGGAAACGGCGTACAATGCGGTTAAAAACTTCTCCATTACCAAGACCGCCAGCTTGTTCGCCGCAGAGACAGCCCGCCGCATTGGATTGGTTGCTTCCGCTGTAGCCACCGGCGCAGTAGCCGCCGCCACAGGGGCATGGAACATCGTAATGGGAATTGGTAAAGTGGTGACATGGTTAATGACGGCCGCAACCACTGCATTCGGAATCTCTTTGACCGCCGCAACAGGTGGTTTGATTCTGATTGTGCCACTTATCATCGGTCTCGTTGTTGGCGCCATCGCACTGGTTAAAAAGTTCGGGCTAGCAAAGGTAATCATGTATGCTTTTGGTGCTGCTGTGTTATTTGCTCTAGGTCCAGTTGGATTAGCAATAGCGGCAGTGATCCTGATTGTTAAGTATTGGGATGACATTAAAGCTGGCCTCGCTGCAGTTGGTAAGAAGCTGCGGGCAGTAGGTCAGATGATGTATGATGCCACTGCCGGCGTACTGATAAAAGCAAAAGAGAAAATTGTAGGAATAGTGATTAGTATCAAAGACTTCTTTGTGCGTAACTGGGAACTGATAAAACAGGCAGCAATTACAGCGATGACAATTGTCGGCCGAGTAATGCTAGCAGTTTTGACTGGTGGAATGAGCGAAGTGGCCTTATTCATCTACAATAAATGGGATACAATAAAAGAATACGCTCTCGCCGTCGCAGACCTCGTATATGCAGGTTTTGCCAAAATTGCCGGCGTAGGCAAAATTATTCTCAAGGCACTCAAAGCTCCATTTAATTGGGTTATTGGAATGGTTAACGGCATGCTTGCTGGCCTTGAAAAAGCATTCACTCTCGTTATCAGAGTGCCGAAAATTCTTCCCGGTCCATCAAAATACAAAATTGGCCCACCGAACCTAGGAAGAATTCCAGAGCTAGCTAAGGGTACGGACAACTTCGAAGGTGGTACTGCTCTTGTTGGTGAGCAAGGACCAGAGCTTGTTAACATGCCACAAGGAACGGCAGTGAGTCCCGCCGGCCAAACAAAGAAATTTGGTCAAACACTACAAAACATTGCCATGACCTCTGCTCAGATTGCTGGCGCCATCGCCAAATTGACACCCGCGGCACCTGCTGTAAACGCAATTCAAAAAGTTGCAGGCGCCGCCGGCGCCGGTAAAAAACAGCAGCCTGTGACAATAAATGTTACCTTAGAACTAGATAAGAGAGTACTTGCAAGGCATGTAGAAGAAGTCATGGTCGACAAGTTGAACCCGGCCACGGCATAAGGAGACAGATAAATGGGATTTTTTGATAGATTAAATGCAGGAGGTACAGTTGACGCTGACAACCGCGATTCTTTATTCGAATCGGGACTCGAAACAGATGCTTCTGATACTTATGCTAATAAAAATAAACTTTTTATTGAATTCTACCACCTTCCTTCAAATAAGAGTGTGGCGTTCAAGGGCTTTATTACCGAGTGGTCTGATAAATTTGATTCAAAGTATAATACAGAAGATGTGTACGGTAGAAACGATCCAATTCACACCTTTCAAGGAACTAGTCGTGAGATCTCAGTATCTTGGGACGTCCCTGCAGCTTCTGCCAAAGAGGCTCAAGAAAATTTAGCTAGGATTTCGTTGCTAGCACAGTTTCTATACCCCTCCTACAACATAGACCAATACGATTTTGGAGTTGCAGGCTCAAGCTCGACCATCCCATTGAAAGTCGGCACAATGTCTAAAGCGCCTTTGGTAAAAGTAAGGTTTGCAAACTTGATTATCGACTCTAAGGGTGGAAACGTTACTTCCCCTAGTGCAAAAAACGGTGGCTTGATTTGTGCAATGACTGGACTAACTGTTACCGCTGATCTTGAGGCCGGCGTTATTGATGCTACTGGTGTTGCCACGCCAAAAGCCTTCAAGTTAAGCACAAATCTTAAGGTACTGCACCAGCACTCTCTTGGTTGGGACGGAACAAAATGGATGGGTAATAACGAAGGCAATGCCAAAGGCTTTCCTTATAATGCATGGGGAGGTGGAAGAGCCGACTCTGGGCACCTAGGACTGGACTCATCCAGAACCACGGTAGAGGGAAGCACAGCCAGCGCACCAGCATCATCAGGAGCCGGCCCTCCCGGCGGCTCCGGCGGAACAGGAACACCATAGGAGATAAGAAATGAGTAGCAGATATCATGGCCGCAAAACAACGAAAACCTCTGATAAAATTTACAAGTCACTGCTTGATGAGCGGGATGTAAAGCACATCAAGCATCACACGACTCCTAGATTGGCCCACCCCACACCAGAAGAGAGAGAAAACATGACAACAACAGTTCATGTTTGGACTGTTGGGGATCGCTTTTACAAATTAGCACACAAATATTACGGAGATTCAAGGTATTGGTGGGTTATTGCTTGGTGGAACTTGCGTCCTACTGAATCCCATGTTAAACTAGGAGAGGGACTAAGAATCCCCGGGCCACTAGAGCGAGTCCAAAGAATACTGAAGCATAGAAGAGGCGGAAGTTACTAGCAATGAGTATTAAGTACGATGCTAACCATCCACAAGAAGTGGTGGATGTAGTGAATTCCATAGAAGTCGAAGGTGCACTGATTCCATTCGACGAGCCGTTTACAGCAGAAGAGCTAAACGGTGTATCGTCTATGGCAATTCTGGTTTCCACATATTACGATCTTGACTGGGACGCGGAGTATGATTCCAGTCCGCCATCTAACTTACAGAAGTGGAAAACATACTATGGAAAAATATCTAAGTTCATTAACGATTCAATAAATTATTGGGCCACTGACACCAACTACGGCGACAGTCAAGGACCAGCACACCCGAATGACAGCGGTGATGACGATACCCAACGTTGGTCACATATAACGTGGATGTCTTTCCATTCGCGCTGGAACACAGCGGCCAGCATTTTTGGGAAAGACAATCAGTACGT